GAGGAGTTCGCATCCCACGATCTACACCCGAACCTTGACCCGAATCTACGTCCTGTGTACGGCTATGTCGCTTTCAACAATCCTGTCATGCAAGGAGCCGCCGGATATGGGGATGTGCGATTCGAGTTGAAACCGGAAACGAAAGAACGTGCTTCGATGACTGATGGTGATTCACTCGGTGCCTACGCCACTCCTATCCCGATGTCGGGTGATCCGATCACGCGGGAACAAGCCGTAGGAGGGTCTTTAGGGTGGAGCAATCTGTCGCATCAAGGGCAAAGAACACCTGTTGGCGAAGAAACAATAATTCAGCGAGTTGATTCTGAGCAGGGAGCCGGACGCTACATTGAGGCGCAGGTAAAGGGCGGCGTAAAGATCGACGATGTCGCTCGTATTCACGTCGACGGGCCACACTGGGACGCGCCGGAGGCTTTCGGACGGTCAGATGACTATTACCCGTTCGATGTTGAGGCGTTAGCCGAGGCCGCTGAAGCACGCGGCATCGAGATCGTCTACCACGGATAAACTGAGGTTATGACTATGGAGATGCGACCCGCGCAACCCGGCGAAGCAATCGCCTTCCGAGCCGACGGCGCACGCCTGATCTACGACTACAACGAAAACGACCTCGACTGGGGTCACATCCTCATGCCCGACGGCAGCACAACGATGAAGAAGCCGCTCGTGTCGATCCTGTCTCATGGCGGCTGGACGTCTGAGCCTGTCAGCATTGAGCGGTAGATGAGCGTCGTCGAGAAGCATCAGCGCGGTAAACACGATCAGTCCGCTCACGGGGCGTGGGCTAAAAGCGGCGCGATGCGTGCAGGATGGAGCCAACGCTCCAACGACGAGATTCTCGCGGAGTTTCAGGCGCGGTTCCGCAGCATGTACCCGAACGATCAAGAACACGCGGACAACATGGCTGAGGAGTTCGCTTCGTGGACAGCGAAGTACGACGGCCCGAATAACACGTCGATAACGGTCGAACTTCACAGGTTGGGTGAGCAGCCTGATCCCGAAACGATGGACACGGTCATGTGGACTGTGGATCGGTTGCAGAAACAGAATCCTGTTCAGGATCTGGAAGTCATGTTCTCGTTTAGGCCGTTCCGTGACGAGGCACAGTTCGTGCCCGCAGAGGCCGAGGGATTCGTTATCCGGGGTGAAAAGAAAATCAACCTGCAACCTGATTTGGCGCGAGACATTGGCATGTCGGCGGTGCGCGACGATGGGCATTTCATGCCTGCAGCGGCGAACGTGTCGAAGGTTGAGTATTACTTGACGCACGAGTACGGGCACGTTCGCGATACCCGAAACAGAGGTCAGGTGAATGATGACCGTTACCGTCTGGCCGACCTTGAAACAAGCGGCTACGGCGCAACTAACGAATACGAGAAATACGCTGAGGCATACACCGAGTGGTCACTGACAAACGGTGAAACAACAAACATCACCGCTCAAACATATGCCGATAAGTATTTTTGGGCAGAGAACTTGGAGAAGGCTATGGATGATGATGACGAGATGGAGCGGATCATCATCGTTGACACGTTCGACGCTGCCAACCCACCATCGGCGAGGCCGTACCCGAAAACACCCGAGGCTGCGACGATCAAAGTCGCCCCCGGGTTGAAGCCGATCCTGAAGCATCAGCGCGGCAAGCATGATCAAAAGTCACACGGTCGACGTGGCTCGTCGGAGCGTTCACCGTTCTATGACGAGTTAGAGGAGGAGCAGCGGGAGGCACTTGAATACTTGATGGGTGACCGTCCCTTCCCACCGGGTTACAGCCCCGAGGGTGTGCCGCCGCCGACGATCACGATAAGCGAATCACTCGGCAACAAAATCCGCTCAGCCCGCAAGAAGATTCGTGAATGGCGTGCCGATCGGGAGCGCCGCGCTTTGGCTCGGATGACACCCGATGAGTTGTCTGCGTTAGGTGCCGCTAACAGGGCTCGTGAAGCCCTACGGCAAGGGTTCACTCCTGCGATGGCTAAATCAGTTGATCCGGCGTTGCGGGTGTTGTATCGCGTGTTCGGTGACGTGGTGGAGCCGGAGGTGTGGTTCGCGCTCGTTCAGCATCAGAGCCCGTTAGAGGAGATTGACGGGCCGCTCGGGCGGCTGCTGGATGACATGTTGGGTGCCGTGTTGCCGGGGCCTGTGATGATCAAGTTGGCTCCGGGGTTGCGGCCTGTATTGAAGCATCAGTCCGGTAAACATGATCAGAAGTCGCATGGGACGTGGGCTCGTGGTCGTGCTGGTGAGTTCAGTGAGTGGGGGGATCGTGCTGCGAGGATTCGGGCTGCTCGGGATGTTGGGCCGGATTTGAGTCGTGTTGCTCGGGTGTTCCAGAGGTCTAAGGATTTTGAGTTGGATGAAGTTATCGAGGAGACGATTCTTGATAATTATGGGGAGGTAATTTCGGAGGTAGTGGAGGAACGTAAAGAACAGATTCGCTCAATGAGTCAAGAAGAAATAATGAGCGCTTATGGGAGTCCTGTAGAAAACTTTGTTTCCGCGAGCGTCGCAAACGGTAAATCACGTTCGGAGGCTATTGAGAAGTTCCGTGAAATGCAAATAGCGGATGTGCGACGACAGGTAGAGGAGCAATGGGTCATTGACTACGACTTAGAGACCCGCTATTCGATAGAAAGGGATCTTGTAGAACGCATCACCCCGGGTCTTGAAGAAATGATGAACATTCGGCATCCGGTGACGATAAATGGTATGCCCGACGAAATTGTTACCGAGGTTACGAATGTCGAAGTTCACGGTCTAGGGGGGCCTGATCCCAAAATACTAATCGCAGGCAGCATAAGAAACTCCCAAGGAGAATGGATCGGGGAGATGTTCGAGCGTGAAATCCAATTGTCTGAAACATCACCATCCGGCAAGCCACAGTTGGAAGCAGAAAACAAACTGCTACGAATCAACGATGAGCGCTATCAACGTCAAGGGTTCGCTACCGCGTTCAACGAACGCACCTACGACATGTACATCGCCAACGACATTGACACGGTTTTCGTGTACACGGCATGGGAGGGTGGAGCGGTGTGGGCGAAGCGCGGATTCGACTGGAACCCGAACAGGGGGGCCGACAACATAAATGTGGCAGCAGATGCCTTGAATTATGTTGCAGATTCCCCTGATGCTTCATCGAAAACTCGTGCGCGAGCCCAACAAATGCTGGATGATATGTCTGTATCTAGTGGTGTTGACGATGTTGACTTTCCAACACCTATGGAAGTCGTCATGCTGGGATACACGCCGAACGCTTCAACATGGGTTGGGCAGGAAGCGATGATGGGTCAGAATTGGTACGGTAAAAAGTTTCTGACACCTGACAATCTGAGTGAAGTGAAGCGACGTAAGGACGAGTTGAAGGTCATTGCCGAGCAAGATAGGCAAGCGGCTGGGCAGAAGAAACTGTTCACGTTTACTGAGCAGCCTGCAGCCCGAGGATCAGTTGGCGAGCCTCAGCCTTTGCCCAATATGACGATCGAAGAATTGTTGGAGCCCACATTCGGCAGCGTTCCGCGAGTTCGCACACCTGAAGGTGCCGCGAAGTACGGGAAACCGATCGGGGCGCCGATCCGTGCAGTCGAGAAGAAAATGTCTCGTTGGGACAAACTGCAGGCACAGGCCGAGTTCTACGAAAAATGGCTCGAAGAAACTAACCGGGAGTTGGATGATGATGATCCCGAGGTGGAGCGTCAGTTCTATGCCGCTGCCGATGAAGCGATGCCGTGGCTCGTTGACTAACGATGTTCCCCGTAAGTGGGGGTTGGCGGTAACCTAAAGGGACGATACCCGGACTCTGAGGATGCCCGTGACTGATACCGCAACCCGCCTCACGGGTCTCGCAGATGAAGACCTCATCGCCCTGCATGAGCGGCTGGACCGTCAAGGCGCTGTCGATTCTGCCGTGATCGAGGCGCATCATCTTGCGGCGACCGAGTTGCTGAAGCGTGGCCTAACCCACGGTCACACCGATGACGAGTGGGTTGAGGCCGTCATTCTCGTCGAGAAGGCTCTCGTGAGTTCGGCTGATGAGATCGAAGCGCCGGATGGGTTTGAGAAAGCGTGGGGTGAGTCTCTCGCGCACGGCGGCAGCGTGTCCGTTTTGTTGACTACCGACGGATATGTGTTGAAGGCCGATCCGACGGTGTCGGATGTTCATCAGGACACGATCATGGGTGGTGGCCGGAAGAAGCCCCGCCGCATCATGCCGCCTGCCGACATGGAGAAGACGATCCGTGAGGAGGGCGGCAAGTTCGTCGTCTATTCGGAGGACTTGAAGCGGAAGTTCGGGACGTATGACACTCGGACTGAGGCTGAGGAGCGGCTACGTCAGATCGAGCGGTTCAGTAAGGCCGACGATTATGCGGTGCCGCGTGCTGTCCAGTCGGCGGCTAAGCAAGCGTTGAAGTGGATCGCAGACGGTAAGGCTGGTGGCGGTTTCACGAGTGTGGGCCGTAATCGTGCCCGCCAGTTGGCTGATGGCGGCACCGTGTCTCGTGCGACGCTGGTGAAGATGCGGGCCTATTTTGCCCGTCATATCGTCGACAAGGATGCGAAGGGTTGGGGGGATAAGAGCAAGCCGACGCCGGGGATGGTCGCGTGGTATGCGTGGGGTGGTGACCCGGGTCGGGCGTGGGCTAACCGGGTGTTGGGGGATGTTGAGAAGGCTTATGACCCTGAGGAAGCCCTGACGGACAAAGAGAAGGCCCTGTATGCGGCATATGAGGCTGTAGCGGGTCAGTACGGGGAGTTTACGCCTGCCGAGGCTCATTACATGGGCGGTGACGATAACCCGTGGAACGCGCAGGGCATGAATTGCGCGAATTGTGTGTTCTTCGAGGGCGGTGGCGGCTGCGAGATCCTGACGGAGCAGGTGGAGCCTGAGGGGTTGTGTAAGTTGTGGGTGATTCCGCAGGGGTTGATGCGCCACGACGCGCCCGCTGAGAAGGCCGTAGAGGCCCTAGCGAAGTTCACGCTTCCGGGTGGTGCCACCTATGAGTTCAGTGTCCCCGTGTCGGCTGTGGGGCCGCTGACAGCCGTTCCTGACGTTTCTGTCGCTAAGCATCAGCAGGGTAAGCATGATCAGGCCGCTCATGGGCGACGTGGCGGCGTGTCTGTGTCGCCGGAGGTTGCTCAGTCGATCATCGGTCGAGTCCGCGAGCAGGGTGGCCTGAGTGTCAACATGATCGACGGGTCGGAGCCGCCGGACGGCTACATGGTGGCCCGCACTGAGGGTGTGAAGCCGTCGATCGTCAGTGCTGACGAGTTCTATGGCGCTGACACGGGGCCTGCCGCATTGAGTTCATTCTTGAAGGACAACAAGGCCAGTTTAACGGGGGGTGACTACCTTGGGGTTTGGCATGACACGGATAGCGGTAATGTATTCCTTGATGTATCGCAAAACGTCAAGGACCGTGCCACTGCTGAGCGGCTCGGTAGTGAACGCAATCAGATCAGTATTTGGGACGTCGTTGAAGGCAAGGAGATAGCGACAGGTGGCACAGGAGAAATCGCAAAAGCCGATTCAGGCGGTGAAGTTGCCGGATCTGTCGACGATGACGGACGAGGAGATCGACGAGTTCGCTCAGAGTCTGTGGGAGCAGATCAGTCAACAGTCGTAAAGCACGGCGAACCGGGTCGAGACAAGAACTATCACCGTAAGCATCCGCATGGCCGTGGTGGCCCCGGCGGTAAGGGTGAGACCGAGGGCAAGGTTTACCGGACCCGTGACCATAAGCGGGCTATTTCTATGCTCGCTCGTGGCGAGAAAGTCATCCTCGAATCTGATAAAGATGTCAACACGTTCCTCGAAAAACTGCACGACTACGCCAGTGATGCTCGCGAGAAGGGCGAGGATGCGGGCAACCTAGATTTGTGTCGCGTGTCGGTGCCGGGAACGAACCTGTTCTGCACGGAGTCCCTCGGTGTTCCGCGTATTGAGATGCCGCAGTTGGCGGGTAAACCCGTGAAGGGTTCAGCGGCGGACAAGATGCCGAAGGACAAGAACGGCGAAGTCAATGTCGGTGAGTTGTTCCGTGAGAAGTTGGAGGCTAAGGGTGTCGATGTTCGTGACACTGAGGTGCCTGCCGCTTCATTGAAGGCGTCTCAGAATGAATTGAAGGGCGCGAATGTTGCGTTCATGATGAGCCCGAATGGGCAGAAGGTCGTGAATCTGGAAGACACCCGCATCTTTGTTTCCTCTGACGGGTATGTGATCGACGGGCATCACCGTTGGGCTGCGAACGTGGGCCTTGATTCCAGCGACGGCAAGTTGGGTGACAAGAAGATGAAGGTCACCATGATTGACATGCCGATCAGTGAGGTTTTGGCTGAGGCGAATACGTTCGCTGACGATATTGGTATCGCACCGAAGGCCGCTAAGTCTGTCGATGGGCAGATGGAGAAGCACAAGGCGGGCAAGGGGCATGATCAGAAAAGCCACGGCGCGTGGGCTAAGGGGGGTGGCGAGCAGTACGGCGGCTATGAGTTGATCGAACCGGATAACCCGCCTGCTGAGTCGAAGCGTGGCGCTGATTCGATCGCTGCTGCGAAGGCTATGCGGGCGAAGGTCGCTGAGGTGGAACCGCAGATCACTCGTGACATGATCGACGCCGCGAATAAGCACAAAGCCACGATGGTTGGGTTGAATCATCGGATGAAGTCGGAGAAGTCTCTGGCTCGCAAGATCGACGATGAGAAGGATCTTGACTTTGGTGGGGATGCTGAGCGTGCGGCAGCGAACATGAACGATGTGGCCCGCTACACGATGGAGTACGACGGCGGCGACTACGTCAGTGGCGCTGAGGGCGTGATCAGTGACCTAGAGGGTCAGGGTTATGCGCTGGAAGTGAAGAATTATTGGGCTGATAATGATCCCTATCAGGGGATCAACATCGCGGCAGTGCATCCGAATGGGACGCGGTTTGAGTTGCAGTTCCATACGCCTGAGTCGTCGGCGGTGAAGGGTAAGATTCATGAGCGGTATCAGAAGTACCGTGAGTCGGATGATCCTCGGACACGGTACAAGGAGTACGACGGTATGCGGCGCACGGCTGAGGATGTTCCGGTGCCGGAGCCTCGTGAGGCGTTGATGGCGATCGGTGAGTTGAAAACGCAGCCGTTCACCCCCCGTCCTGACGCACCCCCGGTTGAGATTTAGAGCATGGGGTTTGGTATGATGACGACGGAGAGGAGTGGATGATGCCACAAAGGTATTTCATCAAAACAGACAAGGCTGACGCTCCCCTAACCCTGTTCCGGTTCTCCATCGACGATTCCACTGAGCAAATCTTCGAGCAGGAATGGCAGAACGGCTGGGAAGACACCGCACGGCTCGGCGGCTATCTCATCAGCGGTGATCCAAGGATCGTCGAGATCCCCCGGGAGAAAGCCGAAGAATTATTCCCTGACTCCGTCACGGCTGAAAACGCCACACTCGTCAGCAAGCAGGTCGCCGAGCGGATGTTCACCCTCGGCCCCATGTACATCCCTAACGTCAAAGACGCGCACGCCGAATGGACAGACCCTGAGGAGTTGCAGAAAGCCGTATGGGAGTACGTCAAGAAAGGCGACCGCCGTATCCGCCTCCAACACGACAAGAGCGTCGTTGCTGGTGAATGGCTAGAGATCATGGCGTGGCCGTATGAGGTCGAAGCCCCCATCATCATGAAAGACGCCTCACAGGGAAGCATGAAGTTCCCCGCTAACACGGTATTCCTTGGCGTGAAGTGGGAACCTTGGGCTTGGCAGATGATCAAGGAAGGCAAACTGCGTGGGTACTCGATTGGTGGGCGTGCCGAGCGGCTATTGGCGGATCTTCCTGAGGAGTACGTTGGGAAGGCTCAGGCTCCGTTCGAGGACGCTATTCGAGTCGAGGCCGATGATGTCGCACCTCCACCAATCGTGGCAGAAGCAGATTTGGAGGATAGAATCGCAGTGGCGGTGGCTGAGGCGATGAAGTCCATCAACCCCGTCGTGAATGTCGTCATGCCGGAGGAAAAACCCAAAGTACGTCGAGTTGAGCGGGATGAAAATGGCAACATCCTGCGCGTAATTGAGGAGTAGTAATGGCAGGTTTGGTTGATGATGGCAAGCATCTCATGCTTGATGGGTTCGGCACTGGGGTGACCTTCGTCAGCCTGCACACTGCTGACCCCGGAGCCAGCGCTTCGGCTGAGGTTACTGGCGGCGCTTACACCCGTGAGGCTGCCTCGTGGGCTGCGGCAGCATCAGGCAGCGTATCCACGAGCGCATCTATCGTTTTCGATGTCCCCGGCTCCACGACAATCACTCACCTCGGGTATTGGTCGGCGAGCACCTCTGGCACTTTCTATGGATCACGCGCTCTGGACACATCACAGACCTACGCGACCGCAGGCACTTACACGATTAGTTCAGGGAATATCACTGAAACCATAACCTGATGGCTACGGGGTTATTCACCCTTGATAGCGCGACTCTCGGTGTCCTTGACGAAAATGTTTTGGGCGGTGAGGGCACCGGCTTCATCGTCGGAAGTTCATCTTCTAGCGGCAGCGTTCTAGGTGCTGTCGGCTATGCAGGATCTGCGTCAGGAAGCGTTGGGTCCGACGGATCTGTCACGGGAATTGTCGGCTACGTTGGGTCTACTGCAGGATCACAGGGATCGGCTGGGGATTCCACAGGTGTAGCGGGCTTCGCAGGCTCTGTTGCGGGTTCTACAACATCTACGGGGGCGAATACTGGGTCACCGGGCCTATCGGGTGCGGCTGATGGTGAATCCACATCTACGGGTAATTGTTCCGGGCAGCCGGGACTTTCCGGTTCGAGTTTGGGTGTTGTCGCGAGTTCAGGGACCGCGAGTGGTAATCCTGCATTGAGTGGCTTGATAAGTGGCTCTAATGATGCAGCGGGCAGTGTCACTGGTGGCGAGGGCAACATTGGCACGGTCACAGGATCGGTGGCGAGTAGTGGCGATTCGGCTGGCTCGCCGGGGCTGTTTGGTGTCGTCGGTGGTATCACAAGTGATACCGGCTCGGTGTCGGGTGTTGAGGGGAACACGGGTGGAGCGACAGGCTCGCAGAGTTCGATTGGCGCTGTCACGGGCTCTAAGGGTGCTGCAGGTTCCGTCTCGGGTGTCAGTGTTTCGTCGGGTTCGATCTTCACGACGTCAGATAAGTCTGGCTCCGTTGATGGGGTCAGTGTGTCGACGGGTTCGGTCACTGGGAGCGGTCCTGCTCCTACCCCTTCGCCAGTTATCGGTGGCGGCTCTATGCCGATCATCGTGGCTGTTCCGCAGGTGTCCCCTTTCGGGTTCGTGTGGGCGCAGTCCGACAGTGGCGGCTCAGTCGGTGGATCGAAGCGGGTTCGTGAGGATGAAGACGTCGAGTTGCTGACACTGCTCGGTGTCCTATGACATTGCTGTAATTTGAGGGATACTAGGCGCATGTTCCTTTCTAGTGATGATGGTCGACCGTTTGCGTTTAGCACTGATGGTGCAGTGTTGAAGGCTGACTGGAAGCAGGGGGATTTCGCTCAGTGGCGGTCCAGCGGTGGGATGGCTCGGGGGAAGGTCGAGCGCATCATGCGCGAGGGTGTATTGGATGTGCCGGACAGTGACTTCACAATTCGTGCTGAGGAAGACGATCCTGCCGTTTTGCTGCGGATTTATCGTCGGTTTGGGGATGGTTGGCGTGGCACTCCGACGCGGGTTGGGCATAAGGCCAGCACGTTGAACAAGATCGACCCGTTGAAGGTCGTCGAGGGTGGAGAGTAGCGAAAACAGGCTCCCTGAGGCCCTTAGGGGCTGGATTGAGCAGTTGTTGGAGCCTGAGGTCACGCGGTTATTTGATGTCTTCCCTGACGCTCAGATTGACGTGCGTTTGAGTGCGTCTAAGGGGAAGATTCGGCGGCATCCGACGATTACGGTGAATGGTGGGCCGACGGAGATGATCGAGCCCTAACCCCCTGTTCCCCCTCCTAAACCCCCCTATGGTAAACTGGGTCATGGATTGGAGGGGAAACCATGACCCGACGTGAAATCAAGATCGACCCCGCGTTGAACGTGTGGGCGGTCCAAGAGAAGGCCGAAAAGATCGCCGCACGAGCGATCAAGAAGGGCCTGTCCGGCGGCTACACCGTCAACATCGAAACCCGCACCGAGGAAGGCCCCACGGGCCCTGTCGAGATGCGTTATCTGATCATCGACGGTGAGCCCGCTCAGTTGAACGGCTACACCTTCGTCGCGCTCGTCGAGTGGATCGGCGACAACGCCGTCGTCACTGGCAGCCCGTACTACGAGGGCGAGCCCGTCGACCGTGACGCCATCGTCAAGGGCGGCTGTGACCATTGTGGCGTGAACCGTCGCCGCAAGTCCGTCGTCATCGTCGAGAACACCGACGGCGAGCGGAAGCAGGTCGGCAAGTCCTGCGTCAAGGACTACTTAGGCAACACGCTGGCCCTGTCGTGGTTCAAGCCGGTCGATGACCTGTTCGACGAGTTCGATGGATACACCGGCTTCGGTACTCCGATGGAGTACACGCCTGAGGTGCTGACATGGGCCGCGTCCGTCGTCCGTACCCGGGGTTGGGTTTCCAAGACCAACGCCGAGTTTATGGAGAAGACCGCGACCGCTTCATGGGTCGAGTTCGCTATGGGTCCGGCTCCGAGCACGGCCCGCGAATACAACGAGTGGAAATCTCTGCGGGACGCCATCGACAGCACTGTGGACGGTCCCTTCGCTGAAGCCGCTCGGGAGTTCGCTAAGACCCTGCCGGACACGAGCGACTGGGCGCAAAACGTCAAAGCGGTCGTCGCCGAGGACTACTTCAACCCGAAGTACCTCGGGCTGGTCGTCTCGCTGGTCGGCGTGTACGCGCAGAACCTGAAGAAAGAAGCCGAGGAGGCCGCTGACCCCGTCGTCGAGGAACCGTTCGGCACCGTTGGCGAGCGGATCACCGTCGAGTTGAAGGTCGTGTCCAGCACGGCGTTCGAGACCGACTACGGCTTGACCTACGCCAACACCTTCACGGGTGAAGGCCACAGGTTCAAGTGGCTGACCGGCACTCGGTCCTTCGAGGAGGGTGAGACCATTACCCTGAAGGGAACGATCAAGAAGTACGACGAGTGGAACGACAAGGTCTTCACCGTCCTGACTCGATGCAAGGAGGTGGCCGCGTGAACCGCGTGACCCGTGTTCAGGGGCTCCGTCGCTCTAATGCGGCGGGGCGCCACCCCGACCGACGCACGAAACGGTTGAGGGACCGTGGAGCGCAGAAACGCGCTGCCATCACCGAGCAAAGAAACTCATACCCCCAACGGGGGTCGTGCTAATCTCTTAGACGTCGAGACCTGCGGGTTGTCGCACAACGTATTCACGTTGTCTGACAGCCCGTTTTTCATGTAGGAGGACTGGTGGGGCGACCTGCTCGCAAGATGGTCAATCTTTCGATTGAAGAAACCTCTGGCGTTGATCATCCTGCTCACCTGCACGAAGGATGGCTCGTCATGAAGGCAGCGTCGAGTGACGAGGTCGAGAAAGCAACCCGTCCAATGAAGACAGAAGATGGTGTTGAGTTCCCGTCCGAGGCTTACGCCTACGTCCCCGACCCGGAGAGCCCGTCGACGTGGAAACTGCGTCTATGGGAATCCCCCGCCAAAAAGGTCACCGCCCGTCAGGTCGGTATGGCAGTAGCCGCTCTCGGACCCGGGTTCCGTGGGCAGAAGGTCGAGATCCCCGAAGGGGAGATGTCGTCCGTCAAGGCGAAGGTGCGTTCCGCGTGGAATGAAGCCAACCCGGACAAGGAAGAAGACATGCCACCGATCCTGAAAGCAACCGAGGAGGTTCTCATGGAGAAGCAGGACGTGCAGGTCGAGGTCGAGGAGACCGAGATCGAGAAGGCAGATAAGCCTTCTTACGAGGATCTCGAAGCGATGCTGGAAAAGGCTAACGCTCGCATCGCCGAGATGGAGAAGGAAATGGGCGCCAAGAAGCCGAAGGCTGAAGGCGACATGGAAGGCGACGACGAGGAGTTGCCGGAGTTCCTTCGGAAAGAAGCACCCGAGGAGGTGCGTAAGGCTTACGAGTCGATGCAGAAGGCTGTTGCTGATGCTCAGGCTCAGGCCGAGGCCGCTGAGATGGAGTTGCGTAAGGAGCGTGCAGAGCGGGCGGACGCGGAAGCGGTCGTCAAGGCTCGCGAGTCCTATGCAAACCTCGGCCTCGATCCCGAGATGGTGGGTCCGGCTTTGCGCCGCCTCGCCGAATCGGATGCTGATCTCGCTAAGTCCGTCGAGGACGTGCTGATCTCCGCTAACGCGAAGGTCGAGTCCGCTGACATCTTCAGCGAGATTGGTAAGTCGGCTCGCCCGTCGGGCACGGCTTACGAGAAGGCCGAGGCTATGGCTAAGGCCGCTGTTGCTGATGGCAAGTCCGCGACGTTCGAGCAGGCTCTTTCTGACGTGTTCACGTCGGATTCGGACCTGTACATGTCCTACCTCGCCGAGCAGGGAAAGTGAGGGCCTGAACAATGGCCTACGAGTTCAGTAACTATGCAGTAAAGGCCACGCTCGTTGCGGGCGAGGATCTTTCTGCGAAGCAGTACCACTTCGTCAAGATTGACAACGGCACCGGAAAGGCTATCGCTGTCAATGGAGCAACCGATCGTCCGGTGGGCGTTCTTCAGAACAACCCGACCGCTGATCAAGAGGCTGAGGTGTTGATTGTCGGTGGCACGAAGATCGCCGCTGGTGGCACCGCCTCCGCAGGCCAGCCGCTCTTTCCGAGCGCTTCTGGCAACGCCGTGACGCTCGCGTTCGGCACGACCGGGTCCGCTGCCTACGCCGTCGGCACCTTCGTGACCGCCGCCAGCGCAAGCGCGACCGTGACCGCTGTAGTCGACTGCGCCAATGCAGGTCGCGGACTCTAAGGAGAACTGAGAAATGCCACAGCCAACAATCAGTGACGTCCATGTTGACGCCATTCTGACGAACATCTCCGTCGCCTACATGCAAAAGGCGGAGAACATGATCGCAGATAAGGTGTTCCCGGTCGTCCCCGTTGATAAGAAGTCGAACAAGTATTTCACCTATGACAAGGCGGATTGGTTCCGTGACGAGGCTCAGCGCCGCGCACCGGGCACCGAGTCTGCTGGTGGTGGATACAACCTGTCGACTGACACCTACGCGGCTGACGTGTGGGCGTTCCACAAGGACGTCGACGATCAGACCGTTGCGAACGCTGACACTCCGCTCAACCCGCTGCGTGAGGCCGCTGAGTTCGTTACCTCTCGCCTGCTGCTTCGTCGTGAGGTTCAGTTCATCACTGACTTCATGACTTCCGGCGTGTGGAACAGCGAAGTGACTGGTGTTGCTGCGAGCCCCGTTTCGGGTACGTCTTTCTATCAGTGGAGCGACTACAGCAACTCTGATCCGATCGAGGACATCGAAGCGGCGAAGGAAGACATTCTTTCGACCACGGGTTACGAGGGCAACACTCTCGTTCTCGGGTATCAGACGTTCCGCCAGTTGAAGAACCACCCCGACATCGTTGATCGCTACAAGTACACCACTTCTAGCGTCATCACTGAGGAGATGATGGCTCGCCTGTTCGGCGTCGATCGCATCCTCGTCGCGAAGTCGGTTCGTAATTCGGCTGCGGAAGGCTTGACCGCCTCCTACGGGTTCAACTTCGGTAAGGCCGCGTGCCTGCTGCACGTTGCACCCAACCCGGGTCTGATGACTCCGTCCGCTGGCTACATCTTCGCGTGGACTGGCGTGTCGGGTGGGCTCGGTTCCACCATCGGAACTTCTCAGTTCCGCATGGAAAGCCTGAAGGCTGCCCGCGTTGAGGCTGAGGTCGCGTTCGACAACAAGGTTGTCGCCAACGATCTCGGTTACTTCTTCGCAAGCGCCGTCGCCTAGGAGGAAGCATGAGCAACCGTCTTACTCGTGGAGAAGCACTCGTCGGCGACTTGTCGACCGATGACGATCTCGCAGTTGGCGATGACGCCACGGTTTCCGGTGACTTGACGGTCACAGGTAATCTGACCGCTGGCGGAACCATCGACCTCGGTGATCCGGTGTCGAACATCGCTGATCCGAGCGGTGGCGCCACTCAGGATGCTGAGGCACGCACCGCGATCGAGGCTATCCTCGACGCACTGGATGCTGTCGGGATCATGGCGGCTTCCTAATCGAACATCCCTGTGGAGGGGGTCGGCGGGTTGATCCCTGTCGGCCCCCTCTGCGTGTAAGGAGCAGTAATGACGTGGTCTTATTCGGGTGATCCTTCGGATTCGTCGAAGGACAAGGTTCGGTTCCTCATTGGGGACACGGACACGGCTGATCAGTTGCTGTCTGATGAGGAGATCACTTATGTGATCACGGAGTCGGGTGGCTCGATCTATCAGGCTGCCCATGACGCGGCTTACGCTGTCGCGTCTCAGTTTTCTCGCAAGGCGCAGAGCAAGAGCGTCGGAGATATGTCGATCTCGTATGCGGATCGCGCTAAGGCATATTTCATGTTGGCGAATGAGTTGCTCGAATTGGGTGCTCGCCGTGAACCTCCTACGCCGTGGATTTCCCCGAATAACATCAAGCGTGCCGTTGATAAAACGGTGCCGCCGGATAACGGCACGGAGTTCTACACGGGTCAGACGGACTATTACAGGGCGTAATCATGGCTATCTCTAGTGAGTTTCTGCCGCTGATGCTGGAAACGGTGACGTTGAAGGGTCAGAGTTCCCTTGATCGTTACGGGAAGCAAACCTTTGCTGCTTCGGGTACTTCGTATCGTGCTCGTCTTGTGTGGGAGGAAAGGATTCTGCGGGATCAGCAGGGTCGCGAGATAGTCGAGGCTGGTCGGGCGATTTTGTATGGTGCTGCAGCGTCGGCTACTCCGCAGTGGCAGATCACGTTGCCCGATGGTTCTACCCCGAAGATCACGAGTGTTGACACTATTCAGGATGAAGATGGGGATCATCATTCTGTTATTGGGTTTGGTCAGTAGCCGTGGCTAAGCGAGTTCGGGTAAAGAACTTGGAGCCTTTGATGAAGGCTTTCATTATCGCGGGTCAGGATGCTCCGAAGTTCGCGGCTAAGGCATTGAAGGAAGAAGCCGATGAGGCGTTCGCGATGTCGCAGTCGTTCGTGCCAGTTCGGACGGGTAACTTGTTGACGTCGGGTGAGGTTCGGGGTCCGTTTGTTCGTGGATCAAAGATTGAGTGTTTCATTCGTTATGGCGGTCCTGCTGCTCCGTATGCGGCGATTGTGCATGAGGTGCCTCCGAATAGCGGTGGCCGTTGGGGGACGGGTTACAAGCATGATTTCCCGACGCGCTGGAAGTATTTGGAGAATCCTGTGCGGCTTTACGCTCGTGGCATGGGTGACCGAATGACGCATCGTGTGCTGGACATGATCGCTAAGAGATTTGAGATAGGCGCATGAGTACGATTCTTGAAGCCGTCGGTGACTATTTGCAGACGAATGGGTATGGCACTCAGGGGACAGATATTTTCCTCGCGGTCCTGCCGGAGTCACCGGATGCGTGCATCGCCATTTATGAGGCTGTCGGTAACGCACCTGAGTTCACGATGGGTTCTGACCCGTGGGCGATTGACCGTCCTGTCATTCAGGTGATTTGTCGCGCTGGTCGGGGTGATTATCCGACGGCTCGTAATCAGGCGGAGGCGATTCGAGCGCTACTCGGCGCGGTGACAAATACGACCATCTCGACTATCCCGATTTTGCGTATTCAGTCGCAGGGATCGGTTATCCCTATGGGGGAGGATGAGAATCTTCGACCGATGGTGTCCGCCAATTTCGAGTGCATGGTGCGGTATGAGTGACCCCTATGGACGCACTGTTGTTACGGATGAGGCCCCGAGGTGTTGGAGATGCAATAGAGTGTTAGCGGTGTTCGTGACAAGACCGTGGGCGTTGAAGTGCTCGCGGTGTAAAGCGGAGAACCGCAGCCAGTAGGAGGCGCGAGTGGCCCTTGCCGATGCTTTAGACGATTTGATGAAGGGGCCGGTGAAAGCCCCCTCGAAACGGTGCGCTGTCGGTTTCGTGCTTGATCAGATGTCTGAAGATGAGCGGGGTAAGTTGGCTCAGTTGATTGACGAGAGTTCAATTCCTGCCACTCGGATAGCGAAAGTTCTGCAGGATAATGGTTTCGATATTCAGTATGCGAGTATCAACCGTCACCGGAACCGGAAGAAAGCGCAGGGCTGCATATGTCCTTAGATGCCTCGGTTCTTGTGCTGGCGATGGATGACCGTATTTGGGTGGATAGTGATTCGTTGATTCATTATTTGCGTGAGGTGGAGCGGCAGGCTCAGGAGCATCTTGTTTTGGCGCAGGAGAGAGAGGATCAGTCAACGGCTGTTGCTGCGTATTCGAGTGGTGAGATGGTTCGGCAGATTGCTGATGGGCTTGTGCTGACGACGATGGTGGCCCACGACAAGATTAGGACTAAGCGTGAGTCTCGACGATGACCTTGAAGGTTTGATCAGTAGCGGTGAGACGAGTTCTTTTGAGCGTTCGATAGTGAAGCATCCCTCCGGGTGGGAGCCGGGGGTGGCGTGGGATGGCGATTCGGGGACGTTGACTTCGCAGCCGTTGGATAGTGAGCCGAGCGATTGGTCTGAGTTGCTGGCGGTGTGGGATCTCGATCCTGCCGTGTTTGAGGTGATTGAGCCTGTCCAGTTCCGTGCTTGGGATGCACCGGACCCTGAGGGAGGTCTGCGGCGCCTGTATTACTACAAAGCGGCTATCAGGCGGCGTGTGGAGTCACGGGAGTCCGTCGAGGAGTTACTAGCCGTCCTCGGGAAGAAACGGCCTAAGAAACCGCCTGAGGGCTTCGGTGATGGGTTCGCTTACTGTGTGCCCGCTGGTGACCTGCAGATAGGTAAACCGGATGGGGATGGCTCTGAGGGCACTGTGGAGCGTTTCGCGACGAAAACGGATGCCGCTGTGGCTCGACTGAAGGAATTGCGGAAATTGGGCCGCAGGATCGACGAGATCGTGCTGCCGTGGCTCGGTGACTGTGTTGAAGGGCTGGTATCGCAGGGTGGCGCGTTGGCGGCGGCTGGCAGGCTTGATCTGACGATGACCGAGCAGTTGCGGGTGTATCGGCGTTTGATGCTGCATCAGATTCAACAGTTCGCTCCGCTGGCCGAGCGGATAATCGTGCCTGTCGTACCGGGGAATCATGACGAGGTGCAGCGGGTCGGGAAGGTGCAGCGTCGGTATGACGATTCTTGGGCTCTGGAAGGCGCTGTAGCGGTCGCTGACGCCCTCAAACTGGCTTCCGGGTATGAACATGTGTCTTTTGTGTTCCCCGGTCGTGACGAGTTGACGATCACGCTGGATGTGGCGGGCACTCCGGTGGGGTTCGCTCACGGTCATCAGTTCGGTCGTGATCCCGTGAAGTGGTGGTCGGGTCAGGCTCATGGGATGCAGCCGATCGGGTCGGCTACGTTGCTTCTAGGGGCTCATTTGCATCATTTGCGGGTGGAGCAGGGTGGCGCGAAGACGTTCATTCAGATTCCGGCGTTAGATGGCGGGTCGACGTGGTGGCGCCATAAGACGGGTCAGGACGCTCCTGCGGGGATGGTTTCGATGCTGATAGGTCATGGGGGTTGGAAGGATTTGGCGGTTCTATGACGAGCGAGGAGCACGCTGTGAGGGTGGCGGCGATTGTGGGGTCGCTGACGGACAGGATCTTGGGGCCGGGTGCGGCTCAGTATGACGACGGTTCGGGAGTTCAGGGGTTTGAGCGGAAGCCCCTTGATGCGATTGTGACGGATGCGGTCGAGGAGATCGACGACATGATCGTGTATTTGTGTCAGTTGCGGATTCGCCTCACGGGAGGCCCGCTCTCCACTCTCTAAACCCCCGTATGGTAAACTCGGGGTGTAACGACGAGGGAGAGGAAATCCTATGAGTACCATCACCCAAAAGGTCACCCAAAAGCAGGCCGAAGCCGTGCTGCAAGAAGTAGCCGTATGGCTCGGTCGCAAAGGCCTCGCCGAAGTCACCTGTAAAGAAGGCCGTGAGTTGAATTACGTTGAATCTCACGTCGACGACGGCACCCCCTGTGATCAGACGCAGGTCGGCCCCGCACCTACCGGACGCGACGCCGCCTACCGTGGCCTCGGACCCGAGTTGCGGATGGACTTCGAGCCGTACTGGTCGAACGAGACCTACCCCGCCATCATCCTCGAAGGCGGACCCTACGACTGGTCGATCGCCTGCTCCTTCGAGGTGCAGCAGGCCCTCGACGCGAAGGGTGTGAAGGTGTTCGTTGAGCCCGCTACCGGATGGGCGCTCGGCATCTTCCCCGCCTAAACACAACAACCGCAAGAACCCCGAGACGTAACTCGGGGTTTTTGTGTTTCTCCCGTAAACTGGTCGCAGTAGTTGTCGTGCCCCTCGTGGGTCCAAACCGTCACTACACATCGTGACCCTGTGTGGTCCCTGCGGCGGTGCGGATTCGCGCTGCCGTCAGGGAGGTTCAGTGCCGTATCGGGTACTCAATGGCTTGTCCTATCCACCGGACAAGCGTGCCGAGGTGGGGGCCATCGTCGATGACCTTCCCACAAAGTCAATCAAGTGGCTGATGAAGAAAGGCCACATTGAGGAAGTCGCTGGCTCGAAGCCGCGACCTGCCGCGAAGCCAACCCCGGCTCCTGCGTTTTCTGCCAAGCCTGAGCCCGAGGAGGATGACGAGTAATGGCTTTCGTTCACGGGAAGAACACCGCCGTCTATTACAACGGCAGCAACCTATCTTCGTACTTCAATGAAGCATCCATGTCGCAGGACGTGGAAACCGCTGAGACCACCGCTTTCGGTGACAGCGCCAAGACCTACATCACGGGTCTGAAAGACGGCACGATGAGCATGTCGGGAATGTTCGATGGTGCCGAGGATGCCGTCGATGCGGTTCTTACGAGCACTCTCGGGGCCACCGCATTCGACGTCTCAACCGTCGTTCCCGCTGGCGTGAGTTCATCTGGTGTGGCGACGTTCAGCGCTGAGGTGCGGGAAACGTCCTACGAGATTTCCTCTCCTGTTGGGGATGTTGTCGCGGCGAACCTTGAAGTTCAAGCCACTGGCGGCATCGACCGAGGCGTTCTGCTGGCGGGTGACTCGACACTGTCGGCATCCGCTACCTCGTCAGCGGTCAATAACGGCTCCTCCACCTCCAACGGTGGAGTTGGCTATCTGCATGTCACGGCCAACGACCGTGACGGGGCCAGCACCTTCAAGGTGCAGGACTCCGCAGATGGCGTCACATACGCGGATCTCGTCACGTTCACGAACGTGTCGGCGTCCGCAACAGGCGGCGAGCGAGTTGCCGTCACAGGCACGGTCGAACAATACGTCCAAGCCGAAGTAGTCCCCGGAGGTTCTTCCGGGTCAGTCACCTACACAATGGCGTTTGCCCGGAAGTAAGGAGTAGCCACAATGGCTTTCGTTCATGGTAAGAGTTCGTTTTTCGAGATCGACAACAGTTCAGGAACCCCTACGGACATTTCTGCGTTCTGCGAGGAAGTTTCACTGTCACGCGACATCGAGACCGCTGAGGTCACCACTTTCGGTGACGACGCGAAGGAATACATCACTGGCTTGACGGATGCGACTATCAGCCTGTCCGGCAAGTTCGATTCTGCTGATGCCTCTGCGATCGACCCGGTCCTGTCGGGCATCCTCGGTTCGGCTTCCACCGTTTCGTGGGCATACCGCATCAGCAACGCCACCATCGGCGCGACCAACCCCGAGTATCAGGGTGAAGGCATCCTGACCTCTTACGAGGTTTCGGGCACCGTCGGTGACGCGGTCACCTTCTCTGCCGAGATCCAGTGCTCGGGTGCTATCACCCGCGCTACTTCCTGATTAGGCTCCCCCTAGTCAGTCCTAATCGTGGCCCCCTGTGGCCCCTACGGAAAGAGAAGAAATGTCCCTACGCGACAAGATTCTGGCAGCAGACGATATTCAGTCTGAGATGGTTGAAGTCCCCGAGTGGGATTGCACGATCGAGGTGCGGGGTATGAACGGTTCCGACCGTTCCCGCATCTTGGAGTTGGCGGCTGGCGCTGACGACGGCAAGATCAGCATCGGCAACATGTATGTCGAGACGGTGATCGCATCCGCGTATGACCCGGAGACGGGTGAGCGGGTCTTCAGCGACGCTGATCGTGACGTTCTGATGAGCAAGAGCGCCGCCGCTATCGACCGGATTGCTCAGGTTGGCATGAAACTGTCTGCCATGTCTGCGGAGGCGCAGGACGACGCGAAGCGTCGGTTTCCTGAAGAATCCGCATCGTAGGTTCCTATTTGAGTTGTCCGAGAAACTCGGCAGGACGGTAGGAGAACTTTTGTACGGTTCGCCTTCCCACAGGCCGATCGCTTCGTCTGAGTTGACGGAGTGGTCGGCTCTGTGGGAATTGCGAGCCTATGAGGCCGAGCAGGCGTCGAAGCGCCGGAGGTAGTGAGGAGGTGTCGGCGTGGCTCAGGTGACCGTTGAGGCGCAGTACATCGCTGACACTGCTCAGTATGTGAAGGCCCTTCGCACTGCCGCTCAGGCGACGCAGGCGCTCGCTGATCAGATTCCGGGGCAGGTGAAGGCTCAGGATAATCTGAAGAAGTCCACTGAGGAACTTGGTCAGGGTGCCGAGGAGGCCAGTAAGGGCTTCACAATTCTTCGCAACGCTATGGGTACAGCGTTGGGTGTCGCGGCTGTCAATCTTGTCTCGAACGTCACGGGCAGGTTGAAGGGTTTCGCGAAGGCATCGTTTGATGCTGCTGCGCGTGTCGAGGAACTTGACATCGCGATGAACTCGATCGGTGAAGCGACTGGGTTGGGTGCTGACACGATCAAGGAAGCCACGACTGCGATCCGTAATAACGGTATTGAGTTGGCGGCTGCTCAACAGATCGCTATCGAGTTCGCTCAGAATCAGTTGGATCTTGCCTCAGCGTCGAAGGTTGCGCGTGTGGCGCAGGACTTGGCGGTTATCGCTGGTCAGAACTCGACGGCTACAACTCAGTTGCTGACGCAGGCGATTATCACTGGTAACAGTATGTTGCTGAAGTCGGCTGGTATCAGCCGTTTGGCGAGTGAGGGTTACGACGAGTACGCAAAGTCGATTGGTAAATCTGTTCGACAGTTGTCAGCGCAGGAACGACAGCAGGCTGTCACGAACTTGATTCTCCAAGAGGGAGAGCGTGTAGCGGGCACCTATGAGGGTGCGATGAACGCTGCAGGTAAGGTACTGCGCTCGTTCAAGCGCATTATCAACGACATTCAGATTGAAATCGGCAAGGTTCTGCTGGATGCGTTTGGGCCTTTGATCAAGGCCACTTACGACATGTTGAAGGCGTTCAGTAAGTCGGTGCGTGAGGGTGGCGCTTTGAGCGGCACGCTTTCAATGTTGAGTACGAGTTTCCAGACTCTGACTGAACCGTTGCTTGATTTCATCAAGAATATGACTGAGTCGATCAAGTCCGGTAAGGGCATGGAGAATATCGGCAAGTCAATAGAAACGATTATTCCTCCGTTGATGACAGCGGTTGAAACTGTTCGCGCTTTGGCTGCTACTTACGCGAGTGTTTTGATTCCTGCGCTGCAGGCTTTGACTCCGTTGTTCACCGCCTTGTCAAGTGTTCTGACACCGATATTGAATCTTTTCACTCGTTTGCCTGAGCCAATTCGCATGGTTATCGGCCTGCTTGTGTTGATGCAGATCGCGATGAAGCGAAGCGCCCTTGCGGCTACTGTGTTCGGTGCGTCATGGAAAAGCCTGAGCACTGCGTTTACTACCCGCACAGCGGTGATGATGACTTCATTGCGGGCGTTTGAGGTAAAAATCAAGACTGCCATGATCGCGGCGAAGACGCAATTCGGCGCTATGGCTGCTGCCGCGAAGGTTGCTTCGATTGGGGTTGTCAATTCATTCCGGGCTATGGCGACAGCGGCTAGAGGTCTACTTGCTGCGATGGGACCGATTGGTTTGGCGCTCGTTGCTGCGACAGTTGCGTTTGAGGTTATCGCTGGACGTTCAGCCGACACCGAAGCAAAAGTGGCAGCGCTCCGAGACACAATCGACGAGACCACGGGCGCGTTCACCGAGTTGTCGAAAGCGACTATTGCGAATGATTTGCGGGCGAATCTGTCGCCTGAGGATCAGGTCATGCTGCGGGAGATGGGTCTCGGTGTTGAAGCGATGGCTTCGGCTATCGTTGAAGGTGGACCCGCTATTCAGGAGATGGGTCAACGGTTCAATGATGCTATTGGCCCATCGGGTCGTGTCAAGACGAACATTCTTGGTATCAGGGATGCGGTTGTAGTTGCTGAACGTAACTTCGGTGGCTACGCGAAGATCGCTGATGAGGCGTTGCGTCAGCAGGAGCAGGCGTCTATTGACGCTGGTTTGGCGCAGGAGGCGGCATCACGCCAAACGCAAATCGCGTTGGTCGATGAAATGGCTAAGCACAAGCAGCGTGAGCAGGAAACCATTTCTGGTTTGTTGAACATGACTAACGCTGAGAAGCAGCATCGTGACTTCATGATCGGCAAGAACCGAGCCATGACTGAAGTAACGAACGCGGCTATCGCTTCGGTTGAAGCGCTCGATGCCGCGACAAAAGCGTTGACTGAGGCGTTGTCTGCGGAGGCTACTTACGACAATGCTCGTAAAGGCATCCTCAAATTGAACAAGGAGTTGAAGGAAGGCGACAAGACGATCAAGGGCTATTCGGAGGCGGCTCTTGATAATCGCCAAGCCATTCGCGATGCGGCTCAGGGATACATCGCATACGCCAACAGTTTGAGTGATCCTATCGAGCGTCAGGCTGCTCTTGAAGAAGGTCAGAAGCGGATTGCGAAGGCTCTGAAGCAAGCGGGTATCGACCCGAAGGATTCAGACATCTTGAAGACCCTAAAGGAGCAGTCGAAACAGTCGGGTAAGACTGTTGATGAGTTCGCTAAGCAGCGTGAGATTGCTGCTCAGTACGGTAATGAAGTTGGCACTAACTTCATTGACGGCATCATTGAGGAACTAGAACGTGGTAAGTCTCAGGTCGATACTGCCGCTGCTGACCTCACCGAGGGTATGCCGGATGCGGCTAACTCGTCGATAGATGCGCGGTCGCCGTCTCGTAAGGCGATGAAGGTTGCAAAGAACTTTGTTGATGGTTTGGTGGCAGGGGTCCGCCAAAATAAGAAACTCGCTGATATGGAAGTCAGTGAGTTAGGTCAAGGGATGCTGGATGCTCTTGAAGAAAAACTGGATGAGTTCACTGGCAAGTTAGAGGGTGCCGCCAATGCTTTACAAAATCTAGGTGATCTCACTGGTGGGTTAGAAGCAAAGTTTGGACTGCCGACGCAGATTGAGGAAGCGTTCGGGGAGGGCGCTAGTGCTAGTGGGATTCTCGGTGGTTACCGTGAGTTGAGTGGTGCGGTGCAGCAGATGTTCGCGCCGATGTTGGATAAGGAAGTTGTTCCGAAGTCGATTCGCCGTAAGTATCGAGATCAACTGAATAAAGCGATGGGTGAGTTGGATGAGTACACCCGTTTTGCTGTCGAGAAGGTCAAGGAACGCGCCAAACTTCAAGAAGATCTAAAAACCGTTGAAAAGAATTATGCGGATACTGTCGCTGAAATCAGTAATCGTTACAACGATCTTGATAAGGCTGCTGCCGCAGAATTGAAAGCGGCTGAACGTCATTTCTCTACACTCATTGACGGCATCAACAGCCGCTATGACGCTCTCGATAAGGCTGCTGCCGCGAACATCAAGCGCATTGAGGATCATTACGATCAGTTGATTCCGACGTTAGAGGCAGCGTTGAAGGAGGCGACGGCTGCTTACGACACGGAGAACAAGGTTCTTCAGGATCTCATCAAAGAACGTGACGGTTTCCTTGACAACATTGGTAAAGGTTTCCGTGGATTCCTCAATAACTTGAAGGTTGATGGGGATAAGGCGACGCGCACAATCACGCGGACAACCGAGAAAATTGTTGACGGTATCAAGATTCTGACGCAGGAATCGTTTGAGGAAGAAACTGCTGGCGGTGGTTTCGCGGAGGCGCTGCAGGGTCGTTTGCAGTCGCTTCGTGATTTCACGTCGAACATTCGTTCACTGTTGAGTCGTGGTCTTGATCCGACTTTGGTTCGTGATTTTGTTTCGGCTGGCGTGGATTCGGCTGGTGACACTGTTGCAGCGTTGGCGTCGGGCTCGAATGAGCAGATCGCTCAGATCAACACTGCTCAGAATGAGTTGGGTGCTCTTATCGAGGGATTCCAGCAGGAGTCCTCGGCTCAGTGGTTCGACTACGGTATTGCTCAGCAGGAAGCGATTGTTGCTCCGTTGCAAACGGCGGCACAAGAGGCGCAGATTGCGTTGGATCAGGCGAAGGTGGCGCGTGCTACTGAGTTGGAGGCGGCTCGGGCTCACGCTGAGGCGTTGAAGTTGAATCGTCAAGCAGAGTTGGCTCAGGCGCAGGCTGATCGTGATGCTGAGTTGGAGAGGATTCGTGCGTATCAGGAGCAGTTGCGTCTTGATCGTGAGAATGAGTTGCTTGCGGCTAAGAATGATTATGAGCGGCAAAAGGAAGATATTCAGAAGCAGTTGTATGCTATTGAAAAGGATCTGGCTAACAACGCTAAAAATATCAACACAACTTTTATGGCTTTGCGAACGAAGTTGCTTCCGAAGATGAAGAAGTTCGGTAAGGACATCATCAACGGTTTGATTACTGGTTTGAGTAACCGTGAGGGTGCGTTGTATGCGAAGGCTGACGCTATCGCCGCTGGCATCCGTCACCGAATCAACGCCGCTTTCAACTTCGGTTCCCCGTCGAAGGTGACAACGAAGATGGGTGAGCAGATCGCTCAGGGCCTGATCGTTGGTATGCAGAATGAGATGCGGGCTGTTGGGAAGACCGCTGATGCTTTAGCGGAACAAGCGATGGTCCCGATAACGATGCCGCGCATGTCGAGTCTGACGCCGTCGGGTGCCGCGATGGGTCGTGGTGGGGTCGCGGCTCGTTCCGCCGCTGGCGGGGGTTCGTCTATCAACATCACGGTGAACGCGGGTATGGGTGCTGATGGTGCCGAGGTGGGACGTCAGGTGGTTGAGGCGATCCGTAAGTACGAGAGGCGTTCAGGGCCTGTCTTTGTGAGCGCGTCGTGAGACCCACGGTTGAGATTTCGTTTGACTTGTCCCTTGCTGGTGCTGGGGACTTTTTGACATTGGGTGATCCGGTGAAGGGGTTGCTGGATAGTCCAACGTATGTTTTGGCGGGAGAGGTGAAGACTGATGTTTCTGATGATGTGCGTTCGGTGACGATTCGCCGTGGTAGGGCTGATGAGACGACGACGGTCGATGCTGGTACGGCTACGGTGGGGTTGGATAATCGTTTGCGTTTGTATGATCCGACGGCTCCGGCTTCGGTGAGCCCGTATGGTCCGTCGATTCTTCCTCGTAAAGAGATCACGATCAGTGTGAATGAAATTCCACTGTTTGATGGTCAGGTTGAGGATTGGCATTTGGAGTATTCGCTCAGCGGCGATTCGGTGACTTTTGCTAAGGCTAGTGATGGTTTCACGTTGCTGGCGCAGCAGACATTAGCGTCGGGGCCGGGTGCTACGGGTATTTCGGGGAGTGTTATTTATGAGACGGCTTCTGCTGCCGAGTGGCCTTTAGGTAAGACGGCTCTGGATGAGGGCACTGCGAGTGTCGGTGTTCATGACATAACTCAGGGTCAAAAGGCGTTGCCGTATTTGCAGAAGATTGTGGCGGCTGAGTCGGCTATGTTGTTTATTGCTCGGGATGGGACGTTGACGTTCCGTGACCGTATTTCACCCCGGGTTGATTTTGGTACACGGTTTGCTGATGATGGTACGGGTATTCCTTTCCAGAACATTGAGATTCAGTACGGGACTGAGTTCCTTTACACGCAGGCGGTGGTGGATTATCCGGCTGGTAGTGCTTCGGCGCAGAGTGCTTCTTTAGCGGTGGCTAATTATGGTTTGAGCACTTACACGTTGGATACGTTTTTGCCGGATGGTACTGAGGCGGGGATTATTGCCGCGTTTTTTGCTGAGCGGTATGGGGAGCCGACGTTCAGGATTGTTGGTTTGGAAGTTCAGATGGATAAGTTGACGGCTTCTCAGCAGAGTGAGTTGTTGAATCTGGATTTGGGGCATGGGGTTGAGGTTACTTTCACTCCGAATAAGATTGGGTCGGATATTTTTCGTGAGTTGGCTATTGACTCGATTGAGCATGAGATCAAGAGGGCGTCTAATAATTCGCCTAGTGAGCATTTCATGCGGTTTCGGTTCTTTGAGCCGTTCCTGATTTCGCGGTCGGGTTCGGTTGAGGGGACGAATGGTACGGCTGGTTCGGTTACTGGGTTTGTTGGCTACTTCGGGTCGGCTGAGGGTAGTAGTGGTACGGCTGGGGATGTCACTGGGTTTGTTGGTTATGTGGGTTCGACGACGGGTAGCAGTGGTACGGCTGGTTCGGTGACGGGTGCGAAGACGATTAGTTTCACGTTGGATACGAGCCTGTTGGATGGTTCGGATGGTCTTGGTTGATGGTTGTTGTAAGCAGCAGTATTGGAGTTGGGAACGCTAGAATGAGTGAACACAAGCACCACACACTAAACCCGAGGTTAGGTGAGTTATGGCAGGGTTAGGTTACCGGACCTTCGTCTCCGGCGAAGTCCTCACAGCCGCCAACGTCAACGGCTACCTGATGGAACAGTCCATCATGGTGTTTGCCGATGCCACGGCCCGTGACAGCGCCATCGCTGCCCCCTCTGAGGGAATGTTTGTGTTCCTCACGGGCACGGACACGCTGCAATACTATGACGGTGCGGCGTGGACAGCCTTCACCTCCGGTGGTGGCGCGGGTTTGCAAGACGTATTCTTCTTGATGGGAGCATGACTAATGGCAACTGCCTACAAGTATTCGCAAGTTCAGGGCACGGCTTCCACGGGAACCTACGCCACCCTCTACAACACGCCTTCCGCGACGGAGGCGGTTATCTCCTCGCTGGTGATCTGTAATCAGTCCTCATCGTCGGTGACGGTGCGCGTCGGGCTGGACACGGCAGCGGGCACACCGGGCGCGTCGGAGTTCCTCGTTTACGATGCAGCCGTGGCTGGTAATGACACGGTGGCGTTGACGTTGGGTATCACGTTGGATGCGTCGAAGTATGTGCGGATCTCGTCGTCCGCTTCGACGTGTAACTTCTCGGCGTTCCTTAGCGAGATTTCATAAGTCATGGCTCTCACATCGTTCTCCGGTAGTGGACTGTTGCGTCTTGGGTTGA